AGGAGAGCTTGACGCTACTACGGCGGCGCCGATAGATGGGCAGGTAAGACCTGTACATGTGCTTGACATCGGCAACCTCATCGGGAACAACGTCGTATGTGGAGGTGTGAGGCGTACGGCGGAAATATTCCTATGTGATGCGGACGATTGGGAGAGCATTTTAGCGAAATTCGGAATCAACGGCATATGGGGTGAGGAGTCGCAACGCCTTGTAGTGGAAATCGGGGAAAAGCTGAAAAAATTAAACATTCCTGTTCCACCTACAATCGATGCATTAATTGCAGATCCGCAAGCAAAAATGCATCTCCATCATCGGCGCATGAGTAACAACAGCATTGCTTTCCGTGAAAAGCCGTCGTTGGAGATGCTGGAGGTGCTGTTCGACATCATGAAGCTGGAAGGAGAGCCAGGGTTCGTTAATCTAGAATCCGCAGGAAAACGGCGACCAAGTGCGAAAGGGCTTAACCCCTGTGTTGAGATTATCCTTGACAGCTACGGCGTTTGCAACCTCACAACGTTGAATTTGGCGGCGCAGTGGGAGAGTGAAGATGAACTTTTGGCGGCGCAGGCGTTGTCTACACGTGCAGGACTACGGATGACACTAGCTGATATGGAAATGCAGAATTGGGACATCGTGCAGAAACGCGATAGATTGCTTGGTGTAAGCCTCACAGGGGTTCAGGACGCAGGGGCGACAGTGGAGCTTTTAACAAAGCTACGCAAAACAGCAAACGACGAGGCAACCGCATATGCGGAGGAGCTAGGGGTGAATAGACCGTTACTAGTAACAACAGTTAAGCCTGAAGGGACTTTATCACAGGTAGCAGGAGGCGTAAGCAGCGGGCTACACTTCTCACACAGCGAATATTTTATACGTCGCATCCGTATCAATGCGCACGATCCACTAGCACGAGTTGCGATTGATTTGGGGTGGCGAGTGAGTCCAGAGGTTGGGCAGGAGTGGGGCACGGCTACAACACTTGTTATAGACTTTCCTGTACACTCTCCTGCAAAAAAACACAAGAACGGCGTAAATTTTAAGCAACAGCTACAAGTATATTTAGACTTCCAAAAGCACTACACGGATCACAACAGCAGCAACACGATCCACATGTTGAATGAAGAGTGGTCTTTGGCGGCACAGGAGATACATGCGATCTGGGATGACTACATCGGGATATCCTTTTTGGCTCACGATGGAGGGACGTATCAACTCGCACCGTATGAGGCGTGCACGAAGGAGCAATACAAGGAACTACGTGCAATGATGAAGCCTTTCAATGCGGAGATGCTACGAAAGTACGACAATGGGGAGGTTTTAGATGTAGGCAGTGAATCATGCGAGGGAGGGGCGTGCCCGATACGATGAAAAAGCCTAAAAAAGAGCCGCGAATTATACAAGGTTCACCTGACCAAATGTATTCAGAAAATACGATTTACATCACAAACACGGGCAGGCACACGACGCCTGTTCCGTGGTTTACAGGAAAACTCGTCACTAACAACATTAAAAAGCTAGAGCGATGGCAAGTTGAAAATTGTATACTGGAAGCAAGCGAACGAAGGGATTGGTTCAACCTCTTGTGGATGGAGGAAGTAAAACGGCGAATTGATAAAAAACATGGTGAATTCACAGTTACAACAAGTGAAAAGTTTAGCTTAGAGCTGTATTTGTTTGACACAGAATGGGTGTTTAAGATGCCGTATAAAATGACAAGGGAGATGCTGTGATGAATGAAAAAAAATGTAAATTGAGCGAATCATTAAACCGTGTGTGTGTACTAAACTCAAAACGTTCTTGCGATGCGCTCGGGTGTGTGTACCCATCAGAATGTTCCTTTCAATTTGAACAAGAAAAGTTTTACGAGGGCAACGAATATCGGACTTCTACTGGAAGAATCACGAGTTTAGTGCCGCGTTTTAACGAAACATTCACTGACAATACTAGAAAGTTTCATTCATGGTTGATAAGTGAATCCATTGCAGAAGCGGAACACCGAAACGATTGGTTTAACAAAATATGGTTGAAAGGCGTTAAAGCGATTTTTGAAAAAAACAGCAAAAAAGACTTGTTGCCAGAGTATCAAATAAAGTCGTTATATAGGTATACTTTCGATAAAGCGTACATTGAGAATAAACTGTATAAACGATATTTGAAAAGACAAGCAAAGAAAAGGGAGAAACCATGATGAATGAAAAACACGGTTACTACGATGTCGGGGGATTGTCCACGCTGGACATCCTCCAAGCGAAACTAAGCGAGGATGAGTATCGGGGGTTTCTACTGGGGAATGTGTTTAAGTATTTGTCACGGCATAAACATAAAAACGGCGTTGAGGATATCCAAAAAGCATTTGTATACCTTGATTTATATGAAAAAGAGTATCAAAGACAAAACAGAGTTTAGGGGAGTGTGTAGATTGAAAAAGCGTAAACCTCCAGAGTACGGAGCGAACTACATGGAAAAGTTGGTGAAGGATTTATCAACCAATGATAATTTGAAGGGCACGTACGAGAGCGTGAATTCTCCTGTTACACGAAAAATGTGGTGGGATTTGCCAGAAGATGATACATTTTTTCAGTATATGTATAAACGTGTGGTGACGAATTCCAAGGAGGATAAAAAGAAATGGGAGAAAAGTTGAGCATATCTTTGCCGTATCCTCCAACAGAAAATCACATGCGAAAAAACGCATATCGTTACACGCCAACGGGAAAGCGTTATACGGCTAAAACGTTTACCAAAACTGCAAAATCATGGATTGAGAATGCAGTGGAGCGGGTAAAAAACGAGGTTGAAGCAGCGTCGTGGGAGGCGTTGGACTGCAAAACAGTTGTAGAGATGACGGTGTACTTCCCCGATGCAAAAAGGCGTGATGCATCGAATCTTCTAAAAGTTACCTTGGATGTGTTGGAAAAAGGAGGCGTATACGTGAACGACCGATGGGCTTTGCCGTGGGTAAAGGACTTTCACGCTCCGTTGAAACCGTGTGATGGTTCAGTGGAGCTTGTTATATATGCGAAAGGAGAATGAGCAGGTGTTTCAAGAGTTTGACGAGAGAAAACAAGCTAAACAAAGAGCGGAATATATAACGCCGAAGATATTGCGTGAATTTATAGCGCAGTATGTAAACGAAGAAAACGTCACTATATTAGAGCCTGCTATTGGATCTGGGCAGTTGCTAAAATACGTGAAAAACAAAGTTAAAAGCGTTGATGGTTATGATGTTTCTGTTGATGTTGGCGATGCGTTAAAAAGCAATTTTGGGGATAAATGCAATTTTTATAATCAAAGTTTTCTTCAGTCAAAGTTGACAAGAACGTATGATTATGCTATAAGCAACTATCCGTTTTCTCTTAAATTCAAGGACAATGCGGACGACGCAAAAGCGGTATTAAACGATGATTTATTGAAACAATTTTATCAAAAAACAGTAACAGGAGTTATGGACTTTCCGTTCATATTAAAGTCTTTCAACGTTTCAAATAAAGGATTATTTCTTTGTTTCCCTGGAATCGGTTACAGAAATACTGAAAAAAAATTCAGGGAGTACCTAGTAAAAAACAATTTTTTGGTTGAATATGGGATATTGGAAGAAGTAAATTTCGAACACACGTCTATAAGTATATTGTTTATGTTTTTGTCAAAAGAAAAGAAAAACAAGGTTGTAAAATCGTTTTATAAAAATTTCAAAACAAAAGAGTATGAAGAGAAATACGTTGAACAGTTTGACGATAATTATACTTTTGAAATTCCTAAAAAAATGGCAATTGATAGTTTTGATGAGTTTGATGCGGTTGCCGAAGAACTGAAAGCGAGAAAACAAGTTGAGGATATGCTGTTTAAGCAAATACAATTTTCTAAAAGTATTTACGAGCTGGACGAAGATGTTAGGCAAAAAGCCCCTTCTGTTCCAGAGTGGGTCGATGATATATGCGAAAAATTGAAACGCCTGTTTACGCTTGCATAGTATCGATGTTTATGTTAGTATGAGGTATTCGGCTTATAGGGGTGAAGATATGTCAAGGATATACGAGATGCACGACGACGGTGTTACGAGCGCTCCTCTGACGATACAGGGGAAGCAGTATTTACACGTCTACCGCAGTCGCAGGGATAATGTAGGGCAACGCAGCGTATGCGACTGGAGCGGGCTAGTGGAGCGGTTAAAAACGCCGTCCGTATCGGCAGAAACGCAAGCGGAGTTTGTTGCGATGGGTCAAGACGAGCAAGGGCGACTCAAGGATGTCGGCGGTTACATTGCAGGCGTTGTTGACGGCTCACGTAACAACAGCAACGTCAAGAGTCGATGGCTTGTTGCGCTGGACATTGACGAGGCTTCACAGGGTACCGTGGAGAGGGTAGAACAGACGCTACGAGGGATGCGGTACCTGATCCACTCTACAAGGCGTTCTACGGAGGATGCTCCGCGGTATCGGGTCCTGATACCGTTGCTACACAGCGTACCGCCGAAGCAATGGAATGAAGTATCGTTGTACATGGAGCAGATGCTGCGCAGTGGAGGGGTAACGGGGGTTGACGCAGGCTCGCACAATACAGGGCGTTTCATGTATTTTCCAAGTGTATCGAGTGACCAAACGTATTATTTTGCGGTGCACGACGGCGCAGAGGTTGATGGCGAGGCGATTGTAGCGGTTCAGGTGGAGAAAAAGGTATACGGTGACCCTCGTCGCAAAACGGGCTACATCGGGGCTTTTTGCACGGCGTACAGCATAAGCGAAGCGATAACGGAGTTTATCCCCACTGTATATATCCGTAGAGGGGATCGACGATACGAGTACAGCGGTTCAACGAGTGGAACAGCAGGCGTATACGTGTTCGAGGATGACCTCGGCATGTACAGTCACCACGACTCGGATCCGTTGCGTGGAAAAGGCGTGAATGCATACGATATGGTGTTAGTGCATGCGTTCGGCGGCGACAAGCAGAAGATGCATGCGATGTGCGAGCAAAATACGAGGGTGATGCAGTCGTTTGCTTATGAAGCTGTAAAAGTGGAGCGGGACGATGCGTGGATGCAGACGCTTAAACGTGATGAAGATGGGCGACTAGTGAAAAGCGTTGACAACATTACAAAAATACTGCTTAACGACGAAGACATTTGCAGCGGTATTAAGTATAACGAATTTCACGAGCGTGTCGACATCGTGGGGAAACTACCGTGGAGGGCGTCGTCTGACGAGTGGAGCGATGAGGACCAGGTACGGCTTATCGGATGGCTGGAACGGAAATATGGGGTTTATGCAAAGGAGAAAACGGAAGTTTCTTTGGCGGAATTCTTTGGCGAAAAGCGTTACAATCCACTTATTGAATACCTTGACAAAACAAACGTTGTTTGGGATGGTGTGAGGCGTGCGGAGGAGATACTGGTACATTACCTAGGGGCAGAGGATACAGCGTACACAAGGGCGTGTACACGCATCATGTTGCTGGGTGCGGTGTATCGGGCGTATCATCCAGGGTGTAAGTTTGACTACGTCGTGTGCCTGCTATCTCGGCAGGGGGCAGGGAAGAGCACGCTACTCAATAAGTTGGGAGGAGCCTACTACTCTGATAGCATCGGGACCATGGAGGGGATAGAGGCGTACGAGGCGTTGCGTGGTGTGTGGATAGCAGAGGTGGCGGAGCTATCGGCAAAAAGAAAGAGCACGACGGAAGCCGTGAAAAAATTCATTACGTCGCAGGTAGATCGGTATCGCCCGAAATACGGGCGAATCGTGAAAAGCTTTCCGAGACGCAACATTTTTGTCGCTACAACAAATGATGCTTACATGTTGAACGACGCTACGGGTGGGAGGCGTTTCCTTCCAGTAGAGTGCCAAGGGACTGCCACAGGAGACGTTCACACGATGGATGATGCAGTCGTGGAGCAGATATGGGGTGAAGTCGTATCATGGTATAAGGAAGGCGAGCGATGTGTTTTATCGAAAGATATGGAGGACGCAGCAGAGGGGATACGAGAGCATCACACGGACGTGGGGATGATAACCGAAACGGTGTTAGCGTTTCTGGATAAGCCTATTACGGATAACTGGTATAAACTGTCGCTGTTTGAAAGGCAGGAGAAGATGGGGAAAGCGTGTGGTATGTGCACGCACCCACGAAAATTCATCTCCATGCGTGAGATATGGAAGGAGGCATTGGAAGGTGAAGGGGAAACGCCAAGCTACGATGTGCGTAGGGAAATCAACACGGCGATGAGTTTCCTTAGGGCACGAGGGTGGACTCGTGCTACACACCGCCTCGGGAGGAATTACGGAGACAAGCCTGTAACAGGATTGAAGCGACCTGAATAGCACGAAAACGGAAGCTACAGCGACTCTCGTGCAGAGGCGATTTGTAGCTTTTGTAGTCTTGTAGTCTTGTAGTCTCAACATTTGTTACTTTCTAAAAAGCCTTTGTGCTTGCTTGCTGTAACGCAATATTTTTTTACATTTATTTATATATATTTCAGACTACAAGACTACAATATATATATATATATATAAAAAGAGTAGTGTATATATAGCTTTTCAACCTTAAAGCTGTTGTAGCTTTTTTGTAGTCTGAGTGTAGTCTTGTAGTCTGAAAGCTACAATTTTTTTTGTTTTACCCCTTGCAACCGCCTAAAACGTATGATATCATAGTATCAAACGCAGAAAAGGGGTGCACGAGATGCAACGCTTTATACCGCACGACTACCAAACCGCAGCGATAAACCTCGTTATACGAAAGCCGAACCTTGCGTTGTTTTTGGAGATGGGATTAGGCAAAACAGTCATCACTCTTTCCGCTATCGCAGAGATGAAGCGCAGGGGCGCGATAACCAAGCCCGTACTCATCATCGCCCCGCTCCAAGTCGCACGCCACACATGGGCAACAGAAACAGCAAAATGGGAACACACTCATCACCTGCGTGTCGCATGCGTCGTGGGGCGCAAAGTGGAGCGCGAAAAGGCGTTGCGCTCTGATGCCGATATTTACGTTGTAAATCGGGAGAACGCCAAGTGGTTGATGGATTATGCCTTTGAGATACAAAGCAACGGTGAAAAACGTATGCAATTCGATATGCTGGTGATTGACGAGTTGAGCGGTTACAAGTCATCCACCACGACAGCAAGGTTTAAGCCGTTGAAAGCGTATCGCCATAATTTTAGGCGCATCGTCGGACTCACTGGAACGCCTTCGCCGAACACCTTGGCAGAGCTGTGGTCGCAGATGTACATCATCGATGGAGGAGAGACGCTGTATAGCAACGAATATCGTTTTATGAACGAGTTATTCATCGTCAACCGCGACAGTGGGTTCCCGATAGTGACGCAAAAGAAGATCGCCGAAACGGAGATACCCAAACGCATCGAAAAGAATGCTTTTTCTTTGAAAGCGTCGGACTATCTCAATCTTCCGAAACGTATCGACTTGTTTCACACAGCATCGCCCACGCCATCGGAAGCCAAGGCGATGAAGGAGAAACTGAAAGAGTACTTGTCCAAGATGCGTGAAACTGGACAAGATGATTTGAGTATGTTCACCAAGGCAATGCAGGTAGCAAACGGAGCGATATACGACGCAGACAAACAGGTTCACATTTTAAGCGACGTAAAACTGAGCGTGATGGAGGAACTCGTAGAATCGGCGAAAAGCCCATGCATTACATTCTACACGTTTAAGCACGATGCAGACCGCATTAAAAAGCGTTTCGGAGACAGATGCAGAGAATTGAAAACGCCACAGGACATCATCGACTGGAACAATGGCAACATAGAGATTTTTTTATTACACCCTGCATCGGCAGGGCACGGACTTAACCTGCAAGCAGGGGGAAATACGATTATATGGTTTGGCTTGACGTATAGCCTTGAGCTATACCAGCAGGCGAATGCGAGGCTACACCGCCAAGGGCAGACGAAGCCCGTCACAATCAACCATATAGTCGCCGAAAACAGCATCGATGGAATTGTAATTGAAGCGTTACAGCGCAAGGGAGAAACGCAAGATTCACTTATGAAAAGCGTAAAGATGAACATAGAAAAACTGTTGCTATAAAAAAAATTTCAAAAAAAGTTGATTTCACTGTTGACGGCTACAATATCATATGATATACTGTTCTTAGATGGTTGAGCGACAACCATACTAAAACAAAAGGTGGAGTTAAAATGAACGAGTTAAAAGTGATTATGGATTGCGAAAACGGCTGGAAAGACCTCGGATTTATGGGTACGAGTTTTGACAACAAACACATCGAGTACTACTACAAAAACGAGAAGATAAACGCAGAGTGCACGGTGTCGTTCCCACAGTCAGACGACTACGACGTGTACACAAGCTACACACCAAGCGATGCAGTAAAATACGAAATATTTGAAAACGAAGAATAAGCCCATCAGGGCTTTTTTTGTTTTGACATTATCGTGTTTTGCGTTTACAATGATATCATAGGGAGGGTGGAAACTATGGTGATGGGGAGACCAAAAAAAACTATCGATTTGGTGGAGCTAAAAAAGCTATGCGAAATGCAGTGCACGGCATATGAAATATGCGGTTTTTTTGGTATTCACGAAGAAACTTTGAATCGAATCGTAAAAGACGAGTATGGGATAACTTTTCCAGAGTACTTTGAACAAAGCCGCTGCACGGGAAAAGCGGCGTTGCGTCGTCGGCAGTTTCAGACGGCGATGGACGGGAATCCTGCTATGCTGATATGGCTAGGAAAAAACTGGCTGAAACAGCTTGACAAGCAGGAAATCACGCATACAGGAGATGCAGGTGTTGTCAAGGTTCGCATAGTAGACGAGGACACGGAGCATGATTGAGTATGAGATTACGGCTCGGCGGTTTAACCGCGCGTATCTCCCGTATCTCGGTGACACGACGCAGACGCAGATCTTTTTCGGCGGTTCATCTAGTGGAAAAAGTTTCTTTCTCGCGCAGCGGTGCATCATTGACGTTGTCTCTTTTCGGCGTAACTATCTCGTTTGCCGTAAAACTGCACGAACGATAAAAAAGTCACTGTTCAACGAACTTTGCAAAGCGATCGTCGCATTCAAAATGGAGCGCCTTTTCACCATCAACAAGACTGACTTGACTTTCACCTGCATCAATGGAGCACAGATACTAAGCGCAGGCTTGGACGATACGGAAAAGGTGAAGAGTATCACCCCAACGCAGGGGGTTCTTACGGATATATGGATCGAGGAGGCTACCGAAACGGAGTATAACGACGTGATGCAGTTGAGAAAGCGGTTACGTGGGGAAAGCGCATCGCCGAAACGGCTTATACTCTCGTTTAATCCTATATATCAGACTCACTGGCTGTACAAGGAATACTTCACGCATTACACAGAGTCACCGTATCGGCGCGATGATTTACTTATACTCAAAACGACGTATAAGGACAACGACTTTCTCACTGACCAAGACCGCTACACGATGGAGAATGAGAAGGATAGCTATTTCTACAACGTATACACGTTGGGAAACTGGGGAGTCTTGGGAAAAACAATCTACACGAATTATAAAGTAGAGCCGTTCGACACTAGTACATTTGATAACATATACAACGGCTTGGATTTCGGCTTTGCATCGGATCCAACGGCTTATATACGGATGCACTACGACAAGAAGAACAAGCGCATCTATGTGTTCGACGAGTTTATGGAGCTAGAGATGATGAACGACGCAATCGCTACACGTCTTCACTCCATCATCGGTACCGAATACGTCACTTGCGACAGCGCAGAGCCGAAAAGCATACGAGAGTTGCAGACACTAGGCATCCGCGCTAAGCCTGCAAAGAAAGGCAAGGACTCAATAAACTTTGGTATACAGTGGATAAAGCGACACGAGGTGATTATACATCCATCATGTGTAAACTTTATCAGAGAGATACAGCTGTATCAGTATGCTACTGACAAAAACGGCATCTACATTGCTAAACCTGTTGACAAAGATAACCATTTATTGGATGCTATGAGATATGCGCTAGAAGAGTGCTTTACGGATGAAACAGCGATATATTTCTAGGAGGTGATGCAGTAGTGGCAGCGTTTTGGGATAAATTCAAAAAGAAGCAGAAGTACAGATATGTTTCAGAGGGTAGCTATGGGCAGGCGTACTGGGCGACGCAAAAAGACAAACAATTTATCACCGAAGCGTATAACAAGGTGGTTTGGGTTTATTCATGCGTCATGCAGATATCGTCTGCAACATCATCGGTACCGTGGCTCTTATACCGTAAAGGCAGAGGCGGTAGAAACATTGAGATTGAACAGCATCCAATATTGGATTTGTTGAATAACAGAGCGAACAGTTTCATGTCATCACGTGATTTTATTGATTTATGGGCAACGTATTTAGCACTTGAAGGAAAATTTTACGCCGAATATGTGAATCCATCGATGCCCACGCAGATAGTGCCACTGTATCCACACTACATGAAGCCGATACCAAGCAAAGAAGAGTTTGTATCGGGGTACAAGTATGATAACTATTCAACGATATACTACGATAAAGAAGAGGTGCTGTGGAGTAAATTCAGTGACCCGCTGGACATTTACGAAGGATTATCACCGATACGAGC